GAATGAACGCCAGTCCGCGCAGAACCTTGTAGATGAACAAGAAAGCTGGCTTGAAGCTGTCGCTTCCTGGATAGCCGCGGGTAAACCCCGGTCGTGAGCGACCTCGGCTATTGCCCCGAATGCGGGGATCCCGGCGTCCGGCAAGTGCGGTTGCACGGCGACACGAAATGCCTGCGCGGGCACATCTATCCGTCGGAGAGGTTCAACCCGCCGACGCACCGCGCGCCGAAGGAAGCGCTGATCGAAGATTACTTCGTCGGCGCGGTGACGCGCAGCGGCGGCATGACACGCAAGGTGAAATGGCTCGGCGTCGACGGGGCGCCCGATCGGATGGCGGGCTGGCCGAACGGGCGTAACGGGTTTGTCGAATTGAAGCGCCCGAAGGGTGTCGCGGAAGCGCACCAGGCACGTGAGCATCGACGTATGCGGGAGATCGGGTTTCGCGTTGATGTGCTGGATACAAAGGCCGCGATCGATCTATGGGTTAGCGAGATGGCTGGAGAGAAACTATGACCTGGGAACCGATGGATCACGCGCCTCTTGACGGCACGTTGATCGATCTGAATTTCAACGGCATCCGCTACACCGATTGCCATTTCAACGAAGCGCATAACTGTTGGGCGAAGCAACACGGATACCCGGCTATGGAACGAGTCTTTTTTGCGAAACCAACAGGTTGGCAGTATCGGCCAGACGATTTGGTAGATCCCTACGAGACGACCGAAGACGGCGTTAAGTACGTTCCTTGACCCGTCAACGCTTCATCCCGAGACCGTGGCAGCCGCAGATGCTCGACTTCCTCGCAGAAAACCGGCGCGGGATGCTCGCCGCGCGCATGGGGTCGGGGAAGACGGGCGCCGTTCTCGTCGGGTTGAATAGCCTCGACCTGCTTGACGAAGGTCCCGCGCTGATCGTCGCCCCGAAGCGTGTCGCCAAGAATACCTGGCCCGCAGAAGCCGAGAAGTGGATCGAGACCACGCACCTTCGCGTCGAACCGATCATCGGCACGCTGACCGAACGGTTCCAGGCGCTCGCGCGGCCGGCGCAATTCTACACCACAAACTATGAGCAGATCCCCTGGCTGGTACGGCACTTCGGAAAGAACTGGCCGTTCCGTACGATCATCGCCGACGAGTCGACGCGGCTGAAATCGTTCCGGCTACGCAATGGCTCGCAACGCGCCGCCGCGTTGGCGAAGGTCGCGCATCGATACGAGAACCGCTTTATTGAATTGTCGGGCACGCCAGCGCCGAACGGGCTGAAGGATCTGTGGGGACAGCTGTGGTTCCTCGACCGCGGCGCGCGGCTCGGCACCAGCTTCGACGCCTTCTCGCAACGGTGGTTCCGGCCATCGCCGAACGGCTACGGGTTGGAGCCGCTACGCTACGCGCAAGAGGAAATCCAGAACGCGATCCGCGATATCACGCTGACCGTCGACCCTGGCGACTATATCAAGATCGACCCGGTGATCAAGACCGATATCATCGTGCCGCTGCCGGCTGCCGCGCGTGGCGTTTACGAGAAGATGGAACGGGAGATGTTCCTAGAGCTCGAACGCAGCGGCGCGCTGCACGAGATCGAGGCGGTCAATGCCGCGGTGCGGACGAACAAGTGCCTGCAAATCGCTAGCGGCGCGCTGTACCTGGGCGACGCGCGTGATCCCGGCGCCCGCGAATGGGCGGACCTGCATGACGCGAAACTGGAAGCGCTGGAAAGCATCGTCGAGGAAGCGTGCGGCGCACCGATCCTCGTCGCGTATCAATTCAAGAGCGACCTCGCGCGGATCCTGAAAGCGTTTCCGCAAGCGCGGTTCTTCGACGACAGCCGGGAGACGGAAGATGCGTGGAACGCTGGCCGTATTCCGATGCTCGTCACGCATCCTGATAGCGCTGGTCACGGCAGCAATCTTCAGCATGGCGGCAACATCCTTGTTGATTTTAGCAGCGGCTGGAATCTTGAGTCTGATGATCAAATCATCGAACGGCTCGGCCCCATGCGCCAGTACCAATCGGGATATGATCGCCCGGTGTATCGATATCGACTGATCGCCGAGAACACCGTTGACGGAATGGTGAAGCTGCGCCGCGAAAGCAAACGATCGGTGCAGGAAATTTTACTCGAGAACATGAAACGGAAGGGACTGATATGAGCGATGTCGTCAACCAGCCGCCGCACTACACGGCAGGGAAGGTCGAGTGCATCGACGCGATCGAGGCGGCGCTAGGTCGTGACGGGTTCATCGCGTATCTGCGCGGCCAGATCATCAAGTATCAATGGCGTCTCGGGCTGAAGGATGCCGCGGCGCAAGATGCCGCGAAGGCGCATTGGTATTCCACGAAACTGCAATCACAACTGGAGCAAAAGGCATGAGCGACATCGGACACAACGGCGAAGGCACTGTCGCGAGCGACGAGGTGCGGCTGCTCGTCGAGCGCATCGAACGACTGACCGAAGAGAAGAAGGGCATCGCCGACGACATGAAGGACGTGAAGGCCGAAGCGAAATCGCGCGGCTACGATCCGAAGATGATCGTCTTCCTGGTGCGTGAACGCGCGAAGGCGAAGGACAAGCGCGACGAGGAACGCGCGCTGCAGGAAACCTATCTCGCAGCTATGGGGATGTTGTGATCCGCACTGTAGTAGCCGACCCACCTTGGCGTCCTGCGCTTCACGCAAACACCAAAGGGAGATCGGAAGGTCCGTATCGCGCTGGTCCGCAACGCTACTACCCAACGCTTTCCGTCGCCGAGATCAGGGACATGGCGCCTGCGACAGAGCGAAAAGCACATCTTTGGCTTTGGGTCCTCAATCAACATATCGATTGGGGTTACGAGGTCGCGCGCGCTTGGGGCTTCGAGCCGCAGCAGATGCTTACTTGGCGTAAACCAGGTCTCGGCACTGGCCGTTTTCAATGCAACACAGAAAGCGTGCTTGTTTGTCGCAAGGGCGGGCCGGCAGGCAATCCATTCGGTGCTACGGGAGGAACGGGCTTCGACTGGCCGAGGGGCAGGCATAGCGAAAAGCCTGCCGCATTCTTTGATCTTGTCGAGCGTGTTTCACCCGGTCCGTATTTAGAAATGTTCGCTCGTTGTCGACGCCTTGGATGGGATAGCCATGGCAATGAAATATAATCTAATCTAATCTAATCCGGCGTCCGCGCGGCAGGGCAATCGAAGGGCAACGCCGCACCGCTGCGCACCGCCCACCGACAGACCCTGCCGCCGGCTGCGCTAACGCGTTCGCCCCATCCCTCGACCGCGATATCGTAGTTCGCCGCAGCTTGCGCCGAGGTGACGATATCAGCGGTCGGGCGCGGCTTCGGTTCGGAGACTGCCTGAAGATCGGCAGACGGCGGGAAGATCGGCGTCAACCGTTCCCGCGTTGCGCATGCGTTGGCAGCCAAGCTGGACACGCACAGCATCAGGAGCGGAGTCAGGCGTCGTGGCGATCGCATCGGTCAGGGTGTCCTCTAGTTTCGCGTTGTCGAGCGCATCGGCGACGCGCTCCACGGCAGCATCTTCGGCGGTCGACTTCGCTGTCTTTAGCGCCTCGACGTTCGCCAGCGCGCGTTCGGCTGTCGCCTTGTCCGTCGCCGCGTCGTAGCCCTTGCAGTAGCCGAGCGGCAGGCACAGCGCCACGCACGACACGCCGACGATGATCGACGTCTGCGCTGCCTTCAGCCAGCCCATTATCTCGGTGACGTCGATCACTTCATTTCTCCGATCTCGTCAGCGCGTCCCTGCGCTGCCGCGGCAACGTCGGTCGCGGCATCCTTCACCGTCTCCGGTGTCGGCGGGCCATCCTTCGACTTGCCGCCGCTCGACGAGCCGAGCCAGAACCCGAACGCGAGAACCGCAAACGACTTCCAGGTGCCGATGACATCGCCGGTCAGCGACGCGTCGGCCGTCACCGCGACGACGTAGATGCTGAAGCCGGCATAGATCAGGATCGCGGCGGCGCTGGCGGCGATGACCTCGTTGCGGTTCGGTAGCGAGACGGTCATAGGATCAGCCCCTTCGCCTTCGCGATGCGCGCCTTACGATCGTCGAGACCGTTGACGCCGCCGTTGATCTTGCGCGTGATGCGCTCCAGGTTATCGGCGTCGGCGAGCTCGTTCAATCCGTGATCGCTCCAGTATTTGCACGCGACGAGCATCCCGACCGCAGGCAACGCCACCATCGCCGGATTGTTCTCGAAATCCAGTCCGAGATCCTGGCCGTATTTGCGATAGTTCGCGCGGCCGGTTAGCTGGATCGGACCGCGCCCATGAAACAGCGGCCCGTCACCGGGCACCACGTTGCCGAGATCGGCGCGATTGTTGTAGCGCGCGAAATACACGGCGCTGCCAATCTCTTCCATGTACTGATAGCCGCCGCTCTCGTGCGCCGTCTGCCCCATGAAATGCGCCAGCCGCAATCCTGTGTCGAGGATGCCATAGGTTCGCAGATGCACGTTCGCGCCGAGCGCTAGGTCGATGGCACGCTGCGGTCCCGCGCCCATGACACGGAACAATGCGGTCAACGTGCCGCGTCCGATGTCACCGTCGGTGGTGACGCCGAGATTGTGCTGTAGCTTCTTCGCGTAAGTCATGGCTTGCCCCCGACAGTCCCCTCGATGCGCCGCTCTTCAGGATGGATCTGTGCTTCGACCCGCGTCGGCGCCACCGGCGACGGCGCGACGACGCCGACCATGCGGCCGTATATCACGAAGGCAATCGCTGCCGTTAGAATGAAACCGACGAACGGCGCCCATTCCTTTATCATCGCGAACGCGCCTTTCGCGCCGTCGCGATGGTTCTTTTCGACCATCAGTATCGCGACATCGGCTTTCACGCTGCCGATCACCTCGGCGAATTTGCTCGCCTCCAGCGTCGCCAAACGCTCGAGCATCCCGACCTGCGTCTTCTGCATCGCGGCCATGCCCGACGCGAGTTCGCGCACACTCTCCGACAAGCCACGGATGACCTCGTACTTGAAGCGCTCTTCCTCTTCGGCGTTGCCTTGGAAGAAGTGATAGGGCTGATCGCTCACCTCAATGAACCATCGTGGTGAAGACCGACACGGACCCGCTCGTGGTCTTCATCTGAAGGTCATCCCCGCTGGTTTGAAATTGCAGGCCAAGGCCGGCCAACACGTTGAACGGGTCCATAGCGGGTGCGACGTTCTGGATCACGTTTCCGACCCAGCCTTTGAACAAGCGAAAAGGACCGGTGCCGGCGACAGTCCCTGAAATCGTCACCTGTCCGCCGGTACTGGTGCGAGACCTGGCGATGGTGGTCCAGTTCGTGTTGATCGTGACATTGGCCTTCGACAGGAAGCCGTCCGACGACGACGTGCCGCCCTGGTTCTGCTGATTGAACATGTCGAGATTGTTGTCAGTCGCGCCGTTGAACAGCGTCCTGCCGTTGCGCACCACCAGCGGGTGCATGTTGTCCATGAACGTCGCCGCACCGACGCCCGAAGCGACGTTGTTCTGCCAGTTGACTGTCACCCGCGCACCATTATCGGCGAGCTTGCATCCGCTCGGGATCAACCCAAAGGAGCAATGCTGAAACGCTACCGTGCTAGGGTCCTGCGTCTCGGCAATCAAAGGAGCGTTGCCGATCATCACGAAGTTGCTGTGTTCGACCAGTATGGACGACGCGGCCGGAATGGTATTGTTGTAATTGAAACTGCGGAAGACCGCTGGCGCGCTGATACCCTCGAACCAGCAGTTGCTGAACCGCACCATAAAGATGTTGTAAGCCGAGAACGCGCGGCACTGAAGACCTTCGAAGTCGGTGTTCTCAATAGACCACAGCACGCCGTAGGTAGCAACGATCGCAGCGTCACCACCGAAGCTGTGAAAGAACATGGAGTCTTTGATACGGTTGACGTTCTGCTGATACGTCTGCCCGTAAGATCCCGCTAACGCGACGATGCCAAGATGCTGGCTATCCGACGACCCGCCTAGATAACCGTCGCGGCAGCGATCCCACAATGCAAATATCCACAAGCCGGAATAGCTGATCTTCAGGTTCTTGTAGGTTTCGATGTTCCGGAATGTGAAGTAAGCCGAGTACAGCGTTTGCGTCGACTGCGCGTAGAATAGCGCCCCGGTCACGCCGTCTGCGGCTCGACATGCCAAATTCTCAAAAGTACAATGCACGGTGATGTCGGCGGTAAAGGTGTTGTAGAACGCCGCGGTGTTGTTCTGACGGACCTGAAGCAGCGGCGTCTGCGCGGACATGCCCTTCTTTTCACCGACGATATGCACGTCGCTACCAACGCCGATACTCGCCACGCTGTAGACCGCGCGGACGCCGGGTGTAACTTCGGCAGGCACAAACACGCGACGGCCCGTCGCGATGGCCGCGTTGAACGCCGCTGTGTCATCCGTCACGCCATCGCCCTTAGCGCCGAAGTCCAAGACGGAGACTGTCTCGCGAAGTTTAGCTTGCGCAGAACGGAGGATGGCGGCAGGGGTGGCTGCGCGGAAAGTGACACCGTTCGCGCCTTGTCGTATCCACGCGCCGACCGACGCCGAGGTGCTGTTCGCCTCAATGTAATTGGTCGGATCGCTGACGACGAGTGCCGAATAATTGCCGAGGTTCCACAGCCACAACGACCCATCGTATGTCGACTGCCCGTCGGTGATCGGTGCCGCCTTCAGCGCTGCTAGGTTGGCGCGAAACGCTGCAGCCGGTCCTGTGATACCGGGTACTCCGTCAACGAGTTCCCATTCCCCGTTGGCGCCGATCTGCGGGAACTTGCCGACCGCGTCCTGGTAACGCCGCGGGATGACGAAAGTACGATCAATGCGATCCCGCAGCGCGATATCGCGAACCGCGGCACGGTCGAGGTGGACATTGATAGCGTCGGGGAAATACGGAGCGAAGCGGCTGAACTGCGCCGATTGCTGGAAGTCGGGGTTAGTCTCGACGAACACCTCGGCGCCGGCAGGAAACGTACCGCTGACCGAACCGTTGCCATCGTCATTCAGCGTCACGATATAGCTGGTCGTATCGACCGGCAGCCCGTCGATCGTCACCTCGATCTCGTCGACGCTGGCCGCGGTAAAAGTGAAAGGGAATATCTGCGCGGCTCCGGTCGCGACATAAGGACCGGAGAACGCTGCGGTGCTGTTGACGCTCATCGCTTTTCGTCCTTCGCCATCTTGCCCTTCGTGAGGCCCTGATACCAGTCGGCAATAGACTGTGGCTCTACCTCACCGCGCTTGTATTGCCAAAGGAATTTGGCGGTCGATCCTGGCTGCCCGAGCGGCGTATGCGTGGCAGCGCCGATCGCGTTGGCGAGACCCGGCACCGCCTGCGGCTCGAAATCCTTCTCGCCCTGCTGCACCTTGTAGAGCGTCGACGCGCTGCGCGTCATATCCTCAAAGGTTCGCGCGATCGGCGTGCCGCCGAATGATGCGTATTGCCCGATCATCGAACGCTCGCCGAAGGTTGCCGCGTCGCGCGCGAACGGGATGCCCGAGAACATCCCGAAGCCGACGTTGCGCGCCGCCCATTTAATCGTCGCCAGCGGCATCCCCTCGGGATCTTCCTTGTCTTCTTTCGGCCAATCGCCCGACAGCAGCGCGTCAGCGAGCATCTGCGCGACGAGGAAGAAGAAGGTCAGGTTCGCCGCCTTGGCATAGTCGCCGCGCTTCACGCCGCGAGCGGCTTCCCACTGCGCGTTGAACAGGACGTTGAACGGGGTGTAGAACATGACGAACAGTTTCTGCGCCTCGCTACCCGGCGCTTGCCATGCCGACAGATCCTTCGCGCGTCCGCCGCCCTGGCTGGTGACGACCATCTGATCGGCGTAGTTCGCCGCTTCCTTGTCCGTCATCCCTTCGTTCACGGCTTTCGCGTGCGCGGTCAACCATGTCGGGATCGCAACGATATGCAGATCGACCATGCCGATATGCCACATCGACCACGCCGCCACCGTGTCGCGGTAGTTGTGCTTGCCCGCCAGCTTGCGAAACGCACTATCGGTCTCGACGCTGCTTTCGCGCAACCGTCGACGCATTTGCTCGCTACGCGAGAACACGAACTCGTGCGTTTCGCTCGCGCCGCCCGCCATCATCGCCGGGATCCCCATCAATGTGCGGCGCATGTTGTTGACGAGCGGCAGCGTCTGCGTACCGCCGAGCCGCGCGACGCTATTCATAAGGCCGCTGACCTGCGCGACGCCGGTTGAAAACCGTAGCCCCATACCGACGACGGTGATCCCCTGCCTCGTGTAGCGTAGCACGCGCTCCATGAACTTCGCGCCGTCGAGATTGACGTAAGAAGTGATCTGACGTTGAAGCCACGGCTGGATCTGCCGGCGGTACTCCTTGCCGAGCTTCAGGTCGATAATGCCCTTCACCCGGTCATCGCCGACGACGCGCATCACGTCGCGCGCATACTCGGCATACGAGACGCGGGTGATAACCTTCTCGACGTGATTCATCAAAATATGGTCGAGGCTATAGGTCATCGGCCCCGTCGCTTCGGTACGCGCGATCGTATGCCCCTTCGGCGTCGACAGCCCTGCGCGCTTGCCGAACAGATCATCGGCCGACTTGTCAGCGTTCTTTTCGGCGACGCCCGAACGATCGCTGTCATAGACCACCGGCCAATACCCGCCGGCGAAGATACCGTGCGGCGTCTCGGCGGCGAGCGGCGTCACCTTCTCGGGCACGACACCCGACAGCGCGCGTTCGGTCTCGACGATCGACGGCCATAGCCGTTCGACGCCATCCCACATCGCCTGAACGAATTGCCAGTCACCTGCGGTCAGTTCGCGGTTCAGCGCTTCGCGCAGCGCGGTGGGGTTCCAGCGTTCGCCCTTGGTCATCTTCTCCAGATTGGAGAGATTACCGGTATTAAGTGCGATCGCGAGCAGTTCTTTGCGCGTCACCGTTACCGGCTGCCCGAGTCGCGGATCGTCTTCGCCGAGACCGACGTTGAACGATAGTTCGGGGAGCATCACCAGTTCCTCAAGTCGACGCTGCTCCTTCGCCGTCATGTCGACATAACGCTGCGCGAGCGGCGTCAGCACGAGATCGCGAAGGTTCGCGCGCTTGTTCTCGGCTTCGGTGGCGCGGTGCACGAGCAGGTTCATCATCGGCCCGTTCTGGTTCTGCACATCCAGGTCGAGCGCGATGGTGCTGATCTTCAGCCCGCCAGCAACGACATCGCGCAACCCCCGGCGCTTCGTGTCTTCATTGAACGACTTCTTCGGCAGCGAGCGGGTCGGTAGCTGCCGGCCGTTGGCAACGATCGCGTTGACAACCTCGGCGAAGTCGCGTTCTTTCTGACCGTCGAGCAACTTCTGCTTGTGCCGGCCGAGCGCCATCAGGCTATCGACCGCATCGCGAACGCCGAACAGTTCCTCGACCGTCACCCGGCTGTAATGCTGCTGATCGATGGCGAGCCGCGCCGGTACAAAGACTTCGAACCCGGCAGCGGCGCGCTGTTCCGCCCACGCACGGAAACCTTCGAGCTCGTCAAGACCCTTTTGCGATGCGGCGCGGAAGCTGTAGCCCTCGAGCAACGCGTGAACCCGATCGAAATAATCCTGGTCGACCGACTGCATGGCGGCGCGCTTCGCGAGTTTGTTCATGCGCGCGACCACCGTGTCGATCTCGTCGGCGGCGGCTTTCGCCTCGACAAGCAGCGCGTGGTTCAGCATCTGCGCTTGCTTCTGCCGGAACGCCTCGTCGACATTGCCCTCCAGCATCGCCCCTTCGGCGAGCCGCGATGCCTTGGCGGCGGCACGCGCGTAGCGCTGCATCGCGGCTCGGCTGGCGACATCGTTGACGCGACCCGCCTCGACCTTGCGCTTCGCCCATTCCCGCGCAAGCCGGTACGGCGTCGCCGCGCCGCGGGTGCGCCGCGCCAGTGCGCGGCTTTCCGACGCGATGACCTCGCCCTGGCGATCGTTGTTGATCGCGGCGATCGCTTCCTCTTCGATTGAACCGTCGGTCAGCGGATCCTTCAGCCCTTGGTCGACGACCGCCGCTTCGACTGCCTCATCGATCAGACGGTCGCGCAGCTGCCGCTTGTCACCGAGCGCGCGCATCGTGCGGGTCTGATCGCCGATGTCGAACAGCGCGTCCATCATCTCGGCACCCGAGGCGAACCCCGTCAGCGCGGCGACGTCATCGGCGTTGGTCGCGTCACTGCCGGCGATACGGATGTTCACCGGCAGCCGCGCTTCCGCGTCGTCGCCGTACCGCTCTTTCAACCATTCACGGTCGAGCCGTACCGGCATTTCGCGATCGTCGATGCGGCCGGTGCGCAGCAGCCGCAGCGCGCGAAAGCGCGGCTGATCGCTGATCGCGGTCGTGGCTTCGTCGCGGATCGTGCGACTCGTCTCGCGGTAGGCGCGTTCGCGCTGCTGCTTGATCTTCGCCATCGTGCGGAATAGCAGCGCGTCGAAGGCGTCATTGCGCGATTGGTTGACCGTCGCCTGGTACGCGTCGAACTCGGCTTCGGTCATGTCCGCCTGCGCGGCATCAGTGAACAGCGCCTTCGCGTTCTGCTCGTCGGCATAGGCGTCGATCGCCTCTTGCGTCGCGAGCATCCGGTCCATGACCTGCCGCACCTCCGGTGTGATCGGTGCGCGAAGACGGCTGACGACTTCGTAGATCCGCAGCAGCCAGCCACGGAACGCCGTGAACGCGCCTTGCAGCGCAGACGATGGCGCCTTGCCTTCCATCGCATAGCGTTCGAACCCGCGCGCCCATAGCTCATGCGCTTCACGGGGAATGTTGCCGGGGGTTGGCGATGTCTCGTCGCCGTTCTGGTTCAGCGTCACCGACTGAGGTTCGCGGACCGGATGACCGTTCTCAGCAAACCACGCCTTCACGCTCTCCCAATCGGCGACGACGTCGGCAGGGGCGTTCGGCAGCGCGGCGTTCTTCTGCAATTCCTCGAGGAACAGATGCCCGGTCTCGTGGATCAGCGTCGACAGATCCGCGGTTTCGAACAACGTGATGACACTGCGATCGCCGTAGAGGGCGATCTGTCCGCGGGCGCCTTGGTCGTATTTGTTGACGGGCTGCGGTTCACGAATCATCGTCTCGCGTGTTGAAAAATTACGACCCGGCCCTGTGTTTTCTCTGAACCCGAGCGACTTATAAAATTTGACGAGCGCCGTTTTCGACGCCTTCCTGCCATCGCCGATCGGCTCGGCGGTCAATGCAACGGTGCGGCCCTGCGCGTCGGCTTGCGCAAGGAACTGCTCCATCGCCGAACGGCCAGCGCCAGCGCGCCGTGCGCGTGGCTCGACATGCAGCAAGTCGAGTTTGATAGGCACGTCGGGATCGCGCGAAATCTCATAGTCAATTTCGGCGGCACCGTTCTGCCAGATGCGATAGCCGTTATGCGCCGCGCCTTCAGTGCCTGGAATGGAAAAGTCGATATCGCGATACGACTGATCCAGCGTCCGCTGCGCGCCGCTCGTATCCATCGACCCGCGCTTGAACTCGACCGGGTTCGCCGCGTGATATTCCTGCGCGGTCATGCCGAGTCGCTTGCCCCACGCCTCACGCGACGCGGCGAATAGCTGCGCCTGCTTCTCGGCGGCGCCCTGCGTGAACCCCGCCGCCTTCAACTGGTCGCGCACTTCCTCGTAGACGGCGACCGCGGGTTCTGCCGCCTCGGCTTCGTCCCGCGCTGCCGTCGCGATCTCTTCGCCGCGCGCTTCAATTGCCTTGGTGATCTCGGCACCTTCGGTGACAGACTGCCGCAGCGACAGCCCGCCAGCGCTCAACCGCGCATCGTCCTTCAGCGCTTCCCAAGCCGGCGTTCCCGCAAGCCGTGACGCGACATCCGAAAGCGGCACCACCACGTCGCCACCCGTCGCCCGCGCCTCGTCAAGCTGGTCGCGCAACCCTTCGAAGAACCCGTCCTCATCCGCAAATCCCTCCGACTGCATGTAGGTTTCGACCGCTTCGGCGGGCAGATAGACATGCTCGGCGGGATGGTTCTCTGCTGCCTGCTCGACGAACTGGCGAAACGCTTCGGGATCCCGGCCGCGCAGTTTCGAGTTCGCCGCCTGTGTCATGATGCCGTCGAGCGTCGCCGCGCCGCGCCGCGCATCCATGACGCGGTTCACGACATCGACCGTCTTCTCGGCACCGGCGATCGCGACGTTCGTCGACCCCACCGTCGCGGCAACGGCGAGCGCGGTGCGCGCTGCCGCCTCGGGCCGTTCCTTCAGATACTCGCCGAACGTCTTGCCCTTACTCTGGTCGAGCAGCGCCCATTCGTTGAAATCCTGTAGCGCGGTGGCGGTCTGCTCGCCGACCTGCTCCGCGCCCATGTTCTTCGCGAGCCGCTTGAAAAACGGCGTGCCGACCTTCGTATCCTTCAGGAAATTCAGAACCGGTACGGCTTCGGTCAGCACCTCGACACCCGCTTGCGCGGCGCCAAAATACGCAGCGTCGAGTGGCGCCTTACCCGCGTCGCGCGCCTGACCGTAGGACTGACCACCGGTGGAAAGCCCGAGCAGCCCGAGACCGGCAGCCGGTGCGCCGAGTAGTCCCGCGCCGAGCGCCGCCACCGATGACGGTACGCTCTCGATGCCTTGGTACAGCGACTGTTCGACGAACCCGCCATCGGTCGGGCGCAAGCGCTTCGCTTCCGCGCGCTGCGTTGCGATCAGCGGCTTCAACACGTTGCCGCGATCGGCGGCGCGGCGCTGCTCGGGCGTCGCATCCGACATCGCATTGTAAATCAGTGCGACGGGATCGATCTGATCGCGTACCTCGCCGAGCGCACGCAGCCCCTGCGTCACCCCTTCGGCGAGACCGAACACACCGGCTCCGACTGCCCCGGCAATGTTCGACGGGATATCGCGGGCGCGCTGGAGAAACGACTTCGGCTGCGCAGCGGGCTTTGCATCCCAAAACGACTTGAACTGCTTGCTGATCGCGGCAAGCGTCGACGTGTCATCGTGTGCTACCGCAGCAGCGCGCGGGTCGGCAAGAAACCGTCCCACATTGGGATGCTCGGCGGCAACCGCCGCGACGCGACGCTGCCGCGCCATCGCGTCGTAATTGCTGATCTCGTCCTGCGCGACCGCGGCCGGCACGCCGAACGATCGCTCATACTTGTTGGCGCGTGCCGCGACATCAGGGTTGTTGTCGGGCAGGACGTTGATCTGCGCGCGGCGCGCATCCTGGTCGGGGATAATACTGTCGTATTTGCTCGCGAGTTCAGCGGCGCGCGACGAACGCGCGTCGGGTGCTGCACGATTGCCAAAGAGTGAATCGTATCGGTTGTTCGTCACTTCAATCCACCGCCAGCGTCGAGGTAGAAGCGGGCTATCATACCTTCGGTCAGCGGTCGATTGCCGTATGCCTTGCGATAAGCGGCGATGATCTGGTCGCGCTCCACCTTCGGAACGCTGACGGCGTAATTCTGGTTGGCGCCGAGCGCGCCGCGCGCCATCGGCTTCGACGTATCGCCGCCGAGATAGACCGGGGCAAGTTGCGCGCGGACAACACCGGCGAGCTCGTCGTCGGTCAGCTTGGCGCCCTTCTTCTGCTGCATCACGGCGACCTGGTCGCGCACCTTCGCCTCGACCCGCGCACGGCGAACGCGCGCCTCGTTGGCGGCTGACGTCTTACCTTGCACCGTAAGGCCCGCTGACTGCGGCGCGTAGCGCCCGACCATCGTCGACACTCGGCTATAATCGATGCCGAGTTCTTCACCCTTGCCGCCGCCGTTCTTCAAGTCGATCTGATGCTTGCGAAGCTGCAGCCATTCGCCTTTCGACATCGACCCGCGAACCTTGTAGAGATCGGCGTTGACGAATGCCTGTTGCGAAGCGGGGTTGCCTGACATCTCGTACAGGTCGAGATAGGTGCCGCCGCCCGCCTCGACGGCATCGCCCTTCGCGTTACCGTCCGCCACGTTGCGCAGCGTCGACAGTACCCCCGGCGCGAGCCGCGCGCGATCCGCTGCCGGTAGCTGCGTGATGCTGGTGAAGTTGTCGCCGAGTTGATCGAGCCGCGAATAGACTGCATCGCGTGCCCGGTCTTCGCTGTCACGCTTCAGCGCGTCATTGCGGTTCGCGTCCTGGTCGACACGCGATAGCAGCTTCTGGAATTGCCGCGGCGACAGATTGTTCGCCTGCGCCACGCGACGCGCGGCGGCGTATTGGTTCTCAAGCGCGGGACGCGTCTGCGCCGAGTACGCCGGTAAGTCGCCTTCCTTCCACGACACTTTCGTCGGATCGACCTTCGGCCCGCCGGGTGCGTTGCGCACCGTGTAGTGGAGATGGTTGCCGCGGCTCGCGCTGCCTGTATTACCGACACCCCCGATCACCGTCGTCGCGTCGACCTCGTCGCCGGCTGACACGTTGACGTTGCGCAGATGCGCGTAGCCCGTTACTTTGCCGTTCGGATGCTGGATCAAGACGGAATTGCCGCCCTCCTTGTCGAACCACGCCTTCAGCACCTTGCCCGACATCGGCGGCAACACCGGCGTTCCGGCCGGCGCCGCGATATCTTCGGCGGCGTGCATCCGCCGCCCGCCGTCACGCGTATCTGTGAACCCGCTCGATTGGCGACCTTTGCCGCGCAACGGGTCGGCGTTCGCCGCCGCCTTCGCGCCCTGCCGCTCGACCACCTTGGCTTCGTCAGGTGCCGCCTCGACACCGTGGATCCCGGCAAGCGTCTCGCCGTAGGCGGCATCAACGACCGCCTCGTCGACGTCGTCCTTCATGCCCTTGCGCAGCTTCGTCTCATCGGCCGCGCTAATCTCGCCGGCGTGGCTATCGACATACGCCTTCGCCTTCACCGGATCCTCGTCGAGCAGCTTCGCCGCGACCGCGACGTGATATCCCGATACCGTCTCGGCGCGCTTTAGCGCCAGCGTCTCGGGCGCGGCGCCGGGATTGGCGGCACCGACTTCGGTCAGCGCGTCAGCGAGCGACGACTGCGCCGCGTCGTCGTTGACGCCGGCGAGCGTTACCGCCCGGTCCATGCTCGACGAGTAGCGCGCGTTGCTGGCGTCGACGTTCGCGGTCTCGACCTGCTTGCGCTCATGCCCGTCGTAGGTTTCGAACTCCTGCAACTGGATCCGGTCGAACGCTTCGCCTAGCATCCGCTGCTGCCGCGGTGTGGTCATCGACCCGATGTACGTCTTGCGGAGTTCGGTCAGCTTCTTCTGCGCGTCAGCGCGTGCCGCAGTAGCGTCGAGACCCTTCGCCGACAGCACCTGGTTGCGGATCGGCGCAATGTCAGTCAGCACCTTCGATAGCCGGTCCTTGGTCGCGGCGGTGTCGAAGCGTTCGTTCAATCGATCCTGATCGTCGACGGCTTGGCTAGCGGCGCGGCCGAAGCCCGCTACCGCGCGTCCGATCTGCTCGCCCGCCGCGCCGAAGTCGGCGGCTTGTAGCCGCTGACGCGGTAGCGGATCGGCGGCAACGCGGTTCTGCGTATCGACCGGAACCGTAGGCATTACTTACCCATGCCTTTGACCTGCTGCGCGCCACCGAGAACGGTGCCCGCCGCCTGGAAATAGCTGCTAACCTGCGCCGCCTTGCCCTTCGCCAGCGCGGCGCGGCCCTGCATGGTGTAGTTCGCCGCGTTGATGTCAAACCCCATCTGCTCGCGCCGCGTATTCTCGGCGAGCGTGCTGCTATCTTCATAACCGATCTGCGCGGTGTCGAGTTGCGTGCCGAGCGCCGAACCGAAATCGATGTCGACGCCGTTCGCCGCCGACGCCGCGCGCTGCGCGCCGAGCGATTGCGCGAGTTGGCGATAGCGCTGAAGCTGCGCCGTCTCGCCGCGCTTCGCCGCGTCAGCGGCTGCCGTGCGTTCGGCTGCCGCGTTCTGATCGGCGATCTGCTTTTCGTATTTGCCCTGCTGCTTCGCGGCGGCGCCGGCATAGAGTTGCCCGCCAGCCGTTACTGCGGTGGCGGCAATCGCGAGAATGGGTAACGCGGCGGGCCCACACAAAGTCTTGTCTCCCTTTACGCGAGCCGCGTGAAATACCGCACCTTATGCCCGCGTATCACGTCAGTCGGCCCAATGCAAAAGCCTAGTCGCGACAGCCATCGGATCGCGCGATCGTTGTCCGCGCTGACATAGTTTTCGAGGATCCGATAATGTCGATTGAGCGCCGCCGTGTAAATGCCGCCGAACCGCACGATGGCGCGATGCTGCTTCGCGCCGACATCCGTCATCAGCATCCACACCCGCCCGCGACCCTCGAGCAGCGACACCCCGACAACGCCGAACATGGCTTCGGCTCGCCCGTCGATCATCACCGTCCACACGGTTTCGCTGTTCGCGAGGCCGTGGCGTAGCGCTTCCTTCGGCGTCATGCCCGCCATTGCGCATTCGTCGCGGTCGATCGGACGGATACGGCTGGCGATGGTGCCAACGTGCGAGGGTCTTGCGGCGACAACTTCAATCATGTAGTTGATCCCTCGTCGCGAGCGGGTCAGGTGATCCAGAGAGTGCAGCGGGGATCGTGACCCCTAGCCTATGGTTCGATACCGGACGGCGCATGGACGGTTCAGCGAACCGGCAAAACTCTCCACGGCTCGCGGCATCAATCATCCCCGACATCCGGCTCGACGAACAACCCGGTGATGTGCATCGGCATCGGCTGCGTCTGCCGGATGGTCAGCGTGGCGCCATCGCTCCAAGTCGACGGCAACTTGATATCGTAATCGCGCGCCCCGATCTCAGGCAGCACGCCCATTGGTTCTGCCAGCCGCTCAACGATCGGTTCGAACGTGGCGCCCGTCACCGCCACCTCGACGCCCTTGGTGTCGATCGCACGCACGACGACGGAAGCGATGGTCTGCCGGTTCGTATGATAGGACCCGCCCTGCCCCGACAACGTCAACGGCAGCGTCTCGATCTCGGCGACATAAGGTAATCCAACCGACACGATGTTCGCCGCTTCTTGTAGCGTCACCGCGCCGCCCGTCACCTTCAACCCGGTCTCGGCATATCCATCGTAAAACGCCGAGACGGTCATGCCTTCGAGATGATCCAGCCCGGTAACAACTTTTTGCATCTGATCGTAGACCTGCGTCACCGCGCAATCAAGATGACACGCCGTCGCGTAATCATCGGTCTGCGGCACTGCCATGCGCTCATAGAAGCGCTTGGTCGCATCGCCGATCTGGCGTTCCACGATGACGTAGACGCGGTCGAGACCTTGTTCGGTGATGACCGCGACATCCTTGAACAGCCCTTGCGTCTCCAGCACCGTCCAGCCCCATACTTCTTGCTCTTGCTCCCATGTGAAGGCGAGCATCCGGCCCGACGTCATCACTGCGTAGATGCACGAGAAGGGTTCATTCTGATACGCCCACGAAACGATCGTATCGGTGTCAAACAGATGCGGCGAGAAGATCGCGACATTGTTCGACCGGTAGCCGTCGATGTCGAAACTGAAGCCGAGCGCGCGAACGCTCGACCCTTGGTTCGGCTGGAAGAACACCGTCTGATCGATCTCGATCGCGGGCAGCCGCGACGCGCCACGGTCGTTCTGCTTCTTCGGCAGGAAGCTCGATGGCCCGATCGGGTTGTCGCTGCTCCCGGTGACAGAGAAAATTGAATCGGTAGTCAGCGCGAGCAGACTTTTCGCCGACACGACCTGGTTGACCGCGTTGACCTTCTTGCCGACGAGCGCAAACGAGAACGCGTCATCGGCTTTCGCCGGCCGCGACGTATCCAAGTTCTCGAAATCACCCGACTGCGTACCGAAAATCGCGTTCGGACGATTACGGGTGCGCGCGAAGATCGCACGCTGCTCGTGGAACGTAATCGCCGACGGGTAGTTGCCTGCGCCCGATAGCGGGTTCTGCCCCTTCGGCGGCGTGTCGGCGAGATCCGCGATGATGATCGGCGTACCGTCGCGGATCGACGTTCCCTCGGTGCCGGCGATGAAACCGAACACGCCGTTATTGCCCTTGTAGACCGCGTACCGATCATACCCCATGTTTGTCCAGGACACGGTGTTGTAGTTGCCGTCGAGCGTCAGATCGTTGGTGACGGTCGCGATCGCCGACGCGCGGCTTTCCTGTCCGACCGTGTCGCTGATCCCGGTGACGACATACGTATACGATGTCGCCACGAAGCCGGTCATATTCGGCGACGACGCGCTCGCGGTGACGCCAGTCGGCGGCGCGATCGTCGGCCCGAACTGCACCTCGGCGAACCGCCAGTCGGTATGCCCGAACCGCGTTAGCCGCTGCACCGGCCGATCGATGTGAACAAAGTACATCAGGTTCGCCGTCTGCGCGTACTGCACATCGGCGAGATCCGCGGCGTTGTACGGCGTGCCGAACTTATAGATGCGTGCGACGCCCATTACTGGAACTCTTCATATTGGCGCGGCAGGTATCGCCCGCCGCCAACGCCGGTGCCGTTACCCCCGCCGCCGCCGGTCGAAGGCTGCGGTGGCGGTGCAGGCGTCGGGGTAGGTGTCGGGGCTGGCGTCGGCGTGGGCGGTGTCGCCATGTTCAACGTACCGTCGCTGGCGGTAAATGCGCTGAAGGTTCGCGCGTCGATGTCGAGCGTCATGGTATCCGCGCTAGGAACCGTCAGCACCCGGCCACTGCGTCCGTTCAATTGCGTCATCCCGGTAACGCCTGAGAAAAACACGCGATCGCCGACTGCATAGCCGTGCAGTGGCGCGGTGATCTGGATCGGGTTGGTCTGCGTCGCTACGGTGATCTTCGTGTTCGTCTCTAGCACGAAGCCGCCGAACGCTAGCGCGCGGGCCGACGCCTGCTGCATCCCGAGAACATATGCCTGGTCGATTGAATATTGAAACGGCACCAGCTTCGCCGGCAGCGTCTGATCGTCGAGCTCACCGATGACACGGAATCCCGGCCGCGCCGCCGCACCGCCGTAGCGCTGCGCGATGACGTTGCGCATCCGCTTCGCACCAGCGTTGTATTGACTGGCGTCGATACGCGCCCATAACTGCGGCCCGAGTTCACCCTTGCTGAAATTGAGGATCGGCGTTTTCGGCATAGGCTATCGTGTTCCTGATCGCGCGCTAGGTCAACCGGTTTGCGTGCTCGGCGTCAACCTCCGCACGGGCGGCGTCACGGCGCGCAGTAGCCTCCGCTACTGTACGCTCGTAGTCGGCGGGGCTCTCCCACACTGAGAAGGGGCGCCCCACCGCGCCTGCCGATGCCTCGAGGCCTGAGAGTGCAAACTCTGCAATCTCAAGGGCAGTCTCTGCTGCGGTCTTCTCGTTGGTGTCAGTCGTCATGCTGCAATCTCCTTTAGGCTAGGGCAGGCCGGGTGCCGCCGGTGAGACCGAGAATATGGCCGTCGTAGCGGTGCTTGGTAACGTTCGCGTTCCAGTCACGCTTGAGGCCCCAGATGAAGCCAAAGCCGCTGTAGTAGAACCAGTAGCCCGTTCCAATCTCGACCGCCATCTTCGCCCAATCGTAATCGACGGCGCGCATCAGCGATGTCATCACCACCGCCTTGTAGGTGTCAATGTAGTGCTGCGTCACCCCCGGCATAAAGTTCATCGGGTGAGGCCCACCCTCGTATATGCCCAACTGGAACGGCCCCATGTCGCGCATCGAGTTGATGTGCGCTTGGATTTCTGCCTTGGCCACGGGAATGCGGTCGATGAACTCCTGCGCGAGCCCCTGCATGGTGAGGCCCGAAGTGGCGTTCTTGGTAGCCGAGCTGTGGTGCAGGTAGGCCGAGGTCCCGAGGATCTTGATCTTCTGGCGATAGCCAGGGACCGCATCGAGTTGCGCGTTCTTGGTGCTTGGGAGGATGCCAGTCTGGCAGTAGATACCCGGCAGGATCTGACGGTTGTAGCGCTCGGTGCCGAGCACCTCCTCATATATCTGCAAGACCCGGTTATGACGCCAGCCCAGCCACAGCGCGCCACCCGCGAGAAGCTGCGGGAGGTTCGCAACCAAGTCGAAGTCGGCCGCGGTGATCGTGGTCCCGTCCGCGATCGGCTTGTTGGCCCGGTACAGGGAATATGAACCCGTAAGCGAGTGGCTGTTGTTCGAGAAAATCGTCTCGCCCGTCGCCATCGCGGGGGCAATCCCGAACGACTTGACCCACTTGACGACGTACTTTGTACCCGGCGCGGTGGGCGTACCGCCGTTGAGGAAGCCTTCGCGAGCCGCCTCGACCAGAGTGCGCGCTCGAGCCGGGAAGCTGTCGGACCAGTCCTCGTTGCTGAGCTCGTGGATCAACTTGGCGAGCGCGTTGTTGGGGAAGTGGTTCTTGACGATGTTCGCCTCGCGGTAAACGACATCGTCATCCAGCACGAGACACTGCACCAGATGATAATTTACGTAGGTGGGGTCGACGGCGTGCTTGGCCGCGAATGCCCTGATCGGTAGCTCGCGGTTGTCGGGCCAATTGGCAAGCGTCTGCCATTCGCTCTGCGGCGTGTAGTTCCCCCCGCAGATGTCTAGGTCACGCATCCCCTTGCCGAACTGCTCGGTGATCCATCGGGGGTTGATCGCTCCCGCAGCGACGCCGCGCTGCTGCATGACGAACGAAGTCGGGGCCGGTCCCGAATAGGTAACGCCTCGCGCGTCACCACCCCCGCCCGACTCGTATGGCCTGTTATCACCCGCAATCGTAATCGTGTACGTACCTGCCCCCGCGTTGACCGGGGTAATCGAAATGGCCTGACTATCGGCACCGTTATGGAGCCCGGTGATAGTCGTGCCGGGAGTCAACTGAACATCGTAAATCCCATCAACCCCGCTGAAGGGGACCAAGATGCACTTGAGGTCGTCCCTGATTGACGAGCTACGACCGAGGTCAGACGATATCGGCCACGGCTCATAGTATCGAGCCCCATTCAGGTTAAGACTCATGGCCATCGGCACCGCTGCGACGGTGGGCATGGTGTAGGGTGCCGTGTCGCGGAACACGCCAGACTCCACCCCGTTGATGATCTCGTATACACGAACAACGACCTTCGAGCCGAACTGCGCCTCGCCGGCTGCGAAGTCCGTGGGTCCGGTGAGGGTCACGTGGCCAGTCTCCCCCAACACAACGATAGCTGGGACCTTCGCGCCGATCGCCGTGCTGTTGTTGTAGCGGAGTTCGAGGTTCCACCCCGTCCGGTTCGAGCCGGTGTAGCTGGCTTGGATTGTGGGATGAAAGCTCGAGTCCCATTCAACTGAGTTGATCGTGAGAGGGATCGAGTCGCCCACGCCGTAGGTTTGGAGGTTGGTCCCTGCGCCGTCCGCCCAGGCCGACACAACTGTGCCCTTGTACGTGGCATTCCACCCGAGGTTCGTGACCGCGGTAGCGGTGCTCTGCGGGGTGATGTTCTCGCCGGTGTCGAGGCGAACGTTCACGATCGCCCCTGTGGCGGTGTGGGTCGTCTGCATCAGCGTGCCCTCGGGGGGCAGAGACGAGGTGTTGACGAACTGGATGTTGGTGAACTGCGCCGTGCCGCCCAGATAGGGAGTGATCGTAAACTTTGTTCCGCTGCTCTGGAACTCGACCCGCAGACCAGTTGTCGTGGCGTTCGGGGCGTCGGTGTCCGAGAGGCGATGAAGCCAAATCTTGGTGTTCGACTCCTTGTACCACGTCCAAAACACAGACTGGATCACGCTGGTCGTATTGTACGATGGCAGCGATCGAGCGTTGAACGTGGCGCTCGGCAGCGGCGCGGGCACGTTGGGGATGTTGGTCGAGATCGGCGGCAGCGTTCCGAAACGCGAGCGCCACAGAACGCGCCCACGCGCGGCTTGAACTTTGATGTTACTCATGGTTCAGCCCCAATTGTCGACGGCAGGCAGTCCGAAGTAGAACGGACTGTCGCCGGTGTTGATAGCGATGTTGTCGCCTGCGCCGTTGAACAGCGCAATCGGGAACCACGTCCCGGCTGCAATTGTGCGGGGTGCCGTCCAAACGCCGTTCAGCGCCATCGCAAGCGTAGGCGACGCCCCAGTGTAGTCAAAGTCATACGAGATGACATCGCCTGCAACTAGTGCCCGGCCGATCGACGTTGCATAGTTGCTGTTATAACCGATCGCTCCATCCGAGCTTACGATAATGGACGCCGTGTTGCCGCCGTTGCTCCCGCCCAAGGTAGCCGCCGAGGTGGCAATCCCAATTTGGACTTTACCCCCCATCGCGCCGATACGCGTCTCAAACTGGCTGCGTGCGCCGGCCGATTTGCCGAGCGTGCCGCGAACACCCCGCAACCCCGCATCGCCGGTACGCGAAAGCAGGCTGCTTGCCGTGCGCCCGTCGCTCGTAACCCTAATTTCACCAGCCTTATCTGTTGCGCTCCAACCAGAGGTCAACGGTAAGGAACTGCCGGTTTGCGATCGAGCCAGCAGCAGTCTGTGGCGTGCGCCGATATAGACCATGCGCTTAGTCCCTTATCAATTCGAGACCGGCAGCGATCATCTCACCAGAGACGCCAGCGATCGCCGAACGCGCTTCGAGCAAGCCGTAGATCGAGGTACTATTACTGGCGCATTTGAAGACGATGCTGCCTCGTCCGCGCGGAGGAGCGTGGCCTAGTGTGCCGTCGTTGCCAACGAGGTCCAGCGTGGTATCGATGCTGCCAAAGTGGCCCGCCGCACGCAGAGCCACTGCGGTTGCAAAAACAGATGCATCTGCGCCAGTGATGACAGGAAGATTTTGGCAAACATGCAAACGGATGACATCCAAACCGCCGCGCACGCTCTGCGAAATCAGAGAGCCCGCAGTGATGGTGCCCGTGCCGCCATTGACGCGCCCAGCGCCAGCAAACGTCAACGGAGCGCCGCCAAGCAGTATCAGCTGGCCACTGGCATACGTCGGCGTAGTGGCAGGACGAGCAGCAAAGGCTGTCGATACCCGATCGGTGTTGCTGCTGACGAACGCGGGATCAGCCGTGCCGAGCAAAGCGATCATCTGATCGAGCTTGCCCTCCAACCCGTCGAGATAGCCGTTCTGCGTCGTCATCGACGTACCAAGCGACGTCAGCAATCCCTCGACACCGTCGAGGAAGCCTTCGACACCGTCTTCGTAACCGCCGATCTGTACGAGCAGCAGCCGCACTAATTCCAGCTTGGCCGTCACCGCGTCGACCGAAGTCTTCGTGGCACCATGAAGCACGGTGACTTCGTCCGCGGTGAGGATCGGCGCCGAGCCGGGATTGTTTGCTGGAACCGTCATTGCATGGCACTCCACATCAGGATGATATTCGAAGTCGGATCAGGCGTTCCACCGCCGCCTTCTTCAATGGTATCTTCAAGGATCGACATCTTGAGCTCGAGCGCGAGGATACGCCGCAACAGTTCCTTGATAAGCGGAGATTGCGAAAGCGGGATCGCGGCCATCGTCAGCCCTCGTACAGATAGTCGCCGGCAGGACCGACGTCGGGAACAATGGGAGCGCCGATCGGCTGCGCGACGGGATCGAACACGGTGCCTGGCACGTCGTTCGTGACGAACCCGCTACCGGTATAGCCGATGCCGCCACGCGCGATCTCGGTCTCTGTCGGCGTGTCGCCGTAGCGCGGCGCGTTCTCGTTGAGGTTGCGCGCCATCGCCATCGTCAACGCGTCAGCCGCCATCTGCCGATACTTCTCGGCGGTGGTCATCTTCTTCGTGATCGGCATCGCGAAGCGCGCCGCCAGCGTCAACACGATCACATCGCAGAGCTCTTCGGAAAACGCGGCTTCGGTGGTCTGGAACGACGTGAAGTCGGCGACGGCACCGGGGGTGTTCGTGTAGATGATGTTGCCGACACGCTCGAAGCGCGGCCCGCGCGACAGGATATCGCGGATCCCGGCATAGTAGCCGATGCCGCCTTGCATCCCGCCGACGTTGACGAGATACGCGCAATCGGCCGGCCGCGCATAGGCGAAGCCGCTGCCGCGATTGTTCGTCACCAGCGTCAACGCTTCGCGCCGCAGCGCAAGGTTCCAGTGATGCCGCTCGAGCAACGCGCCAACGGTCGGCTTGTACCAACGGCGCGCGGTGCGCGCGGCGAGACCGCCAACCTGGTCGTCGAGCGAGGGAACAGGATCTTGCGCGATCATGTCGAACGCACGATTGCAGAGTTCCGTACCCGTTATCGATGTCCGAAAACTGCTCACGCGATCCCCTTCATGTGAAACAGGGGCAGGCGTTGCGGCCCGCCCCTGATCCCTAGCCTATCCCGCCCGATTAGGAAAGCGGATCAGCGCGCTTCCGTCGCGTGGTCGGCGTACCACCTTCCTCGACTTCGACTTCCGCCGCCTGGACGCTGCCCTCGCCGACGACGACCGTGCCGTCGGCATCGGCATAGCCGTCGACGGTCTGGATATTACCCGGTGCAAGCTGCTGCGGCGCGGTCGGGTTCGGGCCGGTGGGCGCGATTGCGCCCATCACGATCACGGGTGCCGGCTGATAATCCTTTGCCGAGACGAGGCCGATCTGCTTCTCGACCTTCTCTTCTTCCTGCGGCTTGCCCGACAGGTCCATCGTCGACGTATCGACGCTGACCAACGTACCGGCGGGCACGAGAACGGCCGCCTGCGTGAAGGTCAGCCCCGTCGTCACCATCTGCTTGATCGTCATCTTCTATCTCCCGAATGAGGCTCCGACGAACCGGCTTAGAAGCCGGTGTTCGCCGTGAGATAAGGCTGCTGCGGCGTGTCGGCGAGAACGTAAGCCGACACCGCGCCCGCGGTGAACGTGCCGGTGACGACGTATTGGAAGCCGACATAGCGCTTCGTGTTGTCGGGGATCACCACGTCGATCAGCACGCGGCCGACCGTCGCCTGTGCGGTGTTCGTCGTCAGCCCTACCGCCAGAACATCCGGCGACGAGAGATCGGCGTTCGCCGACTGCACGAACTGTGCCTGCACCGACGTGCCGCCGACCATTGCAGTGACGACGCTGGCATATGCCTTGCGCGGCCGGCCGCGACCGAGATTGGTGGACGGCGAAAGCAGATCGATAACGTTCGTCGAAACCGTAGTGCCTGCCGCGGTCAGGGCCTGTGCCTGGCTCGGGCGAAGCTGTGCGTCCGTATACATATTCTGTCTCCCTATTCCCCGGTGCGCCGCACCGGGGGTTATTGCTTCGCCGCTCTTACGAGACCTGCGCTTCGTTGACCGCCATTGCATCGGTGCGCAGGATCGGAATTTCACCGAAGTTGAGCATCCGCTTGCCGCCGACATCATCCATCGACAGGAACTGGTTCTTCTGCGCGGTCAACTGCCGGCGGAAGAACGCGCGAATGTTGCGATCCATGAGGAAGAACGCGCGCCCGTTCGACGTGTCCTGCACCCGCTCGGCAGCCTGGATCATCAGATCTTGGATGTCAGCGCCGGTCGCGCCCGACTTCGTTAGCGTGGTCGGATCGATGTTGGCGATACGAACGGCGTAACGCCAATCCTTCACCATCATGCCGCAGCGCCACAGCCAGTGATCGCGGAAGCCGATGTATGGGTTGCCGTTGGCGTCGAGCATGACCTGCCCGCCGCCGTTCTCCGCGGTGCCGCCGGCGTGGCTGGTGGCATCTTCGTGCAGCAAGCCGCCCTTGGTGTTCTTCGGATACAGGCCGGTGATCGTATCCGGACCCGAAACGATGAGCCAGATCGACCGCAGCGCCGAGCCGGTGCCGCCTGCGTTCAGCACGTTATTTGCGGTGTTCGACACCGACGTCGACAGCGAGTTGTACCGCGGCGCGAGACCGGTGAACGACTTCGGATCGGCAGCAGCGTTACCGTAGATCATCTGCTGCGCCATCTTGTGACCCATGCCGATGATGTGCGGCTTGCCTTCCTGGAGGCGATAGCCGGCGATGTTGCCCGACAGGATCGCGAGTTCGCGATCGCACTGGCTGAAGTCTTCGAGCAGCGCGCACGTCTCTTCGATCTGCGTGCTGGCGCCCTTGGTGACGGGCACACCCTCGTTGATCGCGCGGAACGACGGCGTCGGCAGCGCGGTGCGTGCGGCATCGCGATGACCGGTGACGAGGTTGCCTTCACGCCAGTTGAAGTAATCCAGGAACTCATTGTCCTGCGTCAGGATCTCGGCGATATCGAGCAGCTTGCCTTGCGGGTCTAGGACCGACAGAACATCGTTGAGCGTCTGTACGCCGGTTGCGGTAACGGCCATCTGTTATCTCCCTATTTCGTACCGTAGTACTTCTCTTCGCGGGTCAATTCCGCCTTCGGTACGCCCTGCCCGCGTTCGAAACTCGTGTCTTCGCTGATCGCGCGGCCCGCCTGGAACGCGAACTTCAGCATCGACGGATGATTGCCGAGACCATGCTCGTCGAGAAATTCACGGAAGCCTTCGCCGCCGAGCTTGTCGAGCGCCTTCGCGCTGACCTGCTGCACTTCCTGAAGCGACATGCCAGCATAGGCGGGATCGCGCTCGACGGTTTCGCCGGCTGCGTTCTGCCCGCCCTGTACCGCGGCGCGTGCGTCGGTGGCCCAGCCCTTACGGATCTCGCCGACTTGTGCCGCGAGGTCGGCTTCCATCGACTTGACGACGTTGGGTAGCACGCCTTCGGTATAGGTCTGCGCGAGCTTCGACAGTCCTTCGTTCGACAGCCCGAGCTCGCGCGCCAGCGGCGTCACCGCGGCGAGCGCTTCCTTGTCGAGCGTGACGCCTTCCGGCAATCCGGTGATCTCGTAGTCGGCGCCTTCCTCGGGAGCACCGAACAGCGCTGCGTTCGCGGGCGGCTCGTCTTCCGTCTTCGGTTCATCCGCTGCCGCGTCTTCCGTCTTCGGGTTCAGTAGCGACCCGTCATCCGCTGGCGGCGTCTCCGCCGACGGGCTTGGTGTAGTCGACGAGTTCGTATCGCTGGAGCCCGCTGCCGGGCTTGCGTCCTTCGACGCCGACGGGGCCGTCGGGGTCGGCGAGTTCGTCTCTACTGTCGTATCTGGCTGATCGGCCATCGGGGTACTCCATCAGGGCTGAGGTTTCGGCTTGCAAAATAGCAAGGTGTGCATCCGGTCGAACGAGTTCGACGGTACGCAGCATATCGAACCCCAGGCTCCGACGTCCCTCGGCAAAGGCGAGGTGATCTTTGGACCCGTAGGTGGAGTTGTATATGCCAGCGGTGTTGAGCGCTGTAAAGAGGAAACGCAGGAACCGCGGATCCTGGCTAAGCGCTTCCATGTCGCGCTGATTGAGCGCGGCGCGCGTCGTGTCAGGCTTGCTCACGCAGCACCGACCATCTGATCCAGCATCGACTGCCCGCCGCCGACGTTGGTGCGCGACAACAGTTCCGCCGCCTGCGCGCCCTGCTGCGCGGCCGGCGCCATCTGTGCCATCTGCTCCATCTGTTGCTGCTGTTGCATCTGCTGCTTCATCTGCGCGACGATCTCGTCGGAGCGGATGATCTTCGGCGGCGTACCGGTGCCGGTTGCGAACTCGTCGATCGCCTGTTCCGCGTCGAACTTGATCGCGGCATCGGGAAAGATGCCGGCGACGAAACCGACGAACCGCGCCGCGCGCTCGATCGCCGAGTTCTGCCCCGCGCGCTGCGCTTGCGCGAGCGGCGAGATGAAATTGGTCGTCAGCGCCTTGCCCTGCAATTCCTGCGGCGCTGGCGGCATCTGCCCGAGCGAATGCAAGATCGACGTGCCGCGGTCGATCGCGACCTCCAGCTTTTCGATATTGATGCGGTCGACAACGGGGCCGATCTGCGTGTACTTCTCGTTTTCACGCAAGCTCGTCTCGAGATCGTTCAACGGCTGCACGCCTTCGCGTTGGCTGATCGCCATGAACAGATCCGAGAAGAAGCATTCCTCGACATCGCGGCGCTTGGCTTCGTGTTCCTCGCGGATCGCCTGCAGCGACTGATACCCGATGTCGAACATCGACCCGACCTTATCCAGGTCCATCGCGGTGCCGAAGGTAATTGATCCAGGGTCGAGCCGCAGCTTGTTGCCTGCCATCCCGACCGGCGCCTTCATCGGCGGCTTGACGATCAGGTCGGTAGCGCGGCCGCGATTACGCTGCCCTAGCTGCATCTCGCGCAGATCGGGCAGCGCGTAGAACCCCGGCGACGACGCCGAGTAGACTTCCGCCGACGTGGTCTCCCACCGCGGCGCCCAAAACGGCTTGGTGTCGTAGCCGCTTTCGCGCAGGATCGCCGACTTGTCGGTGTTACCTTCCTCCCACGTGATCGACGCCCACGGCTTGTTCGCGCCATCGAACTTGTCGGGGTTGCGTTCCCTTCGCGGCTCGATCGCGTGGATCACCGGGAACATGACCTGATAGTTGCCTTTGTCGTAGTGATCGCGAACGTGCTGCGACAGTCGATCCCACGGAAACGAGCCGACCATCTGCGTCGTCGTCAGATACGAGCGGCGGTAGAGCGTGTCGACACGCAGCCCTTCGTCGGTCGCGATCCAGTATTCGCCGGCGGTGAGGCTGTGGCAGACGGCGCGGTAATCGCGATGCTCGAGCATCACGCACGCCTCGACCCCGATCGTGCCGAGCTCGCTATAACCCGTCTTCGACGCATCGTAGAAATTCGTCGACGCGAACAGGTCGTACAAACGGCGCTCGACTTCGGCGAGCCACACCTTGACGGGTTCGAACTCCATCAGGTCGGGATCGGGTGTCTGCAGCTTGAACCACGGAATCGCCTGGTTGTTCATGCCGGTCTGTAAACCGTTGGTGAGCGTCCGAGCGGCACGCCCGCCTTTGCTGTCACGGTTCGCCTTGTTCGCGCGGCGCGTCGGCGCGCTGGCGCTTTTCGCGCCGCCCTGCCCTATCTGCACTATGCCACGTGATGGCAGCGTGTGTTGGAATATCTCTTGCCAGTCCTGCTCATACGGCCCGCGGACGTCGGACATGCTCGATAGCCGGATCTCGCACTTTTCGCGCAGCGTCTTTTCAGCCATTCCGACTTCCCCGAACCTCTTTCGCGCGTCGCGGCTGCTGCTGCATCGCGTTCCACGCCACCGCGGCAATCGCTTCCGCGTCATCGCGCACGTTGAGCGGAAAGCCGTCCTTATCCCACATCGCCGTAAGCGCTGCCGCGATCGCCGTGACGTCGGCCGACGGTGGCGCGGCAATGTTGGCGGCTGTTGTGGTGGGCTTCTTAGCCACTACTCGTCATCCCGAGCGGCGCCGACGTAGCGGGCGAACCGAGCGTCGCGGCTTGCGCAAGCGCGGCCTGGCTCCAGCCAGCACGGCGCTTGCTGCGATCGCTCTGGCGGATCGACGGGTCGCCGCCGTTCGGGAGCGCCGATGCCGCGCGAACGGGTACTTTCTCGATTTTAGGCGGCTTCGGTGCGCAGATGTCAGCCTCCCGTCGACAGAACCTTGAACCGGTCGTCGTCGTAGCTCGACGCGGTGCCGGCAGCCTCGAAACCGAGGAACCCGTCAACGGCATACCTCAACTTGGGCGTGTCTACTAGGGCATAGATTACGGCGTCCCCTTTGTCGGGCGAACGCTTCAGCCGTTCCTTGATATCGTCCTTGCTCTCAACTTGGATGCCGCGCGTCCCGAGCCACCATGTCGGCGCCGCGAGATCGGCTAACAGTTCCTGGTCATCGGGCAGCGCGATCGGGTTGGGGTTCTTCGGATCGAGCGCTTCGCGCAATCGCCAGTGCAGTTCGGCGCGCAGGTTGAAGAACGGCAACAGTCCGCTCGCATCCGTGCCGAGCGACTTTGCGGCGCCGTTGATCGGGACCGTGTGAACGTTGTTCTGCTTCAGCACGTCATACGGGCTGGCGCCGATTCCGACGACGTCGATATGCGCTGGCGCGTGATCGGTACGAAAGCGGATGACCTGTGACGCGGCAAGGAAGCCATCGTTCACATCGACGCCCTTGATCGACACCAGCGGCGCGAACCACTGACCGTGTCGCCGAGCGATGACCATCTTGTCCTTGCCGGTAGCGCCGAGCGATGACCCGCTATTGCCGCCCCGCGCCGCGTCAACGCCCATACTCGTCATCTCGCCACGCGCTTCGCGGGGCTGCCATCGCGCCATCGCGGCTTCGATCCACGCGGTCGGGATGACCTGGTCTGCGGGGTCTTCGATACCGGCCATGAAATCACCTTTCAGCATCTGTGCGCGCAACGTCGGAGGCAACTGCTGAAGCTGACGCAGATATGCGCCATCGCGCACGAGGTAGGGGTTATCAGCCAGCTTGGCGTGGAAGAACGTGCGCGACATCGGGGTGACGATATCCTCTGGCGCGTAGTCGTCGGGGTCAAACTGATAGCACGGCTTGCCGTTGAGGATGACGAATGCTTCCGGCCCCTCGACCTCGTAGTCCGCGTTGTCACCGACCGTCGTGAACCACCGGAGTTCGCCGTCTTTGGCGGGGCGCGGATGCTTGGCGTCAAGCCACGGCGCGAAATAGCGGACGACCCACCGGCCTTCGGCTGTCGTCGGCGGGTTGAACGTCATGATGACGCGAACGCGTTGACCCGGTATCGTGGTGCGCGCCCACCCCACCGTGTAGCGGACCTGGCTTTCACGCATCTGCGTGGCTTCGTCATAGGCTTTCAGGTCGTAGTCGACGCCCTGCTGCTTTTCCTCGTCGCCCTCATTCTCCATACCGGCGAACTCGATAACGCGCTGCGCGCCATCCGGGCCGGTCAACTGCCACGAGCTCGTTTGCGAGGAATAGCCATCACGGCTGCCGAGCGCGAGCGCGATATCCTGGACAAACTTGCGCGTCGTCGTCTTCTCCTGCCGAATGATGAGCGATCGCGTATGAGCGGTCGTCGCCAGTCCGCGGATCAGCGCCGACTTGCCGCCGCCGGCTGCGCCCCCGTAGCCGATGATATCGGCATCGGAGTTGTAGGCGTCGGTCTGCGGGCCTTCGCTCGGTACGAACAACGGCGCGTATCCGTTGACCGCGGCGTCGAACTCCAGCCGTTCGGCTGGCGTCATCGCGGCCATGAGTTCGCGGATACGGCTAGGTGAGTACGCCACGAACCGTCGCGTCTAGAAGCAATACGCCAGCGACACCGATAGCGATAAGCACGATCACCAGTACCCCGACTTCGATCCAAGTACGAAGTTCTCGCCAACGATCTTGCGAGCAACGCGGTTCGATCTGCGGATACGCGCTCTTGAACGACGGCGACAACGGCGAAAAGCGAAGCTCGGCAGCGCGCCGCGCGTCCTCAAGCATGATGCCTTGGTCAATCAGTTGCGCCTCGTAACGCTCGCGGCGTTCACGGATGCGGCGATTGCGTTCTTCGTCGGTGAGGCGGTCCATCAACGCACCGCGTTTTCGAGTTTCCAGCCGAGCGCCCACCGCTCCGCCTTATCCGCCCACACTTCAACCTTTTCGCCGGTTTGTCGTGGCATCGCTTCCATCTTGTAGAAGGGATTGTCGAATTCCGTCAGCCCGCCAGCGCGAGCGTTCATGCCCTGCTTGGTAATCTCGTCATCCATCGTCAGTCTCCAGCTTAACGGCGGGAGCGTAGCCACTTCACGGCATCGTCGCAAGCCACACCGAGCGCGCCGCCGGTGAGCGCGATCGCGAAGCCGCCAGCGTAGACCCATAGGAACTCGGCAACGGTGGTCACGACAGCAGATCCTGGACGTCGGCGCCGCCCTGTACGCGCGCCTCAACGCGCTTCAGAAGCTCGGCAGCGCGGTCCGCGGCATCGGGCGCCGCGCTGCCGAGTTGCTTGCCGTCGGTGGTCAGGTCGAGGCGGGGGCCGTAGGTTTTGGGTTTGAGCATCTGCGCTCGCTTGATGCGAGCGTCATAGCGAAGCCGTGCTCGCTTGGGATCGTTGCGAGCCATAGCCGCCGCCAGCGCGTCGCCGGATAGCCCGTCGAGCGATATCACGTCATCACCGTCTGCGATTGCCTGCGCATCCTCTAGCGCGGCTTCGATGCCGCAATCTCGAGCACGCGCGAGTTCGTCGGCGAGTTGCTGATCCTTACGAAGCCAATCCCAGAAGGTCGAGCGATCCGGCATCGCGTCATCCGTCTTCAGGATCGTCGTCACCGCGCGACCGGCGGCGACTTCACGAAACACTCGACGCGCAATGTCGTCGCGCTCGGCTTGTGTCCAAGTCGTCGAGATAGGAGCTGCCATGCCGCCGAAATACGCCTTGTCGCGTCACCGCGCAAGCGCCTTGACACCGATCGGAAACGCGCGCAGCGTTGACCCGTCGCCACCACAGCCCCTGACCCAGCAACGCGACTTAGGACAGCCAGATTGCCCTAAAAGAACACCTCCGAAGGTGTTCATCGAGGTGTTCACCTCGCAGGTCGTTGAAATCTAACGAAAAAGAACACGTAGAACACCTCACAATCGTTTTCCCGGCCTTACGTGTGCGCGTGCGCGCGAGGCTACCTACCTCCTTTACCCTCTCTCTATCTACTCCATACCCTCCACCCTAGAAAGTGATTGTGAGGTGTTCTAGGTGGTCTAACAGGTATATTTTCAATGACTTAGAAAAAGAACACCTTCGCTCCTAGGTGTTCATCCGAGACGAGGTGTTCACCCCCAACCGGTGAAAAATACCCGTTGACGGCATCAACCAAACGGTTTATATGCCTGTTCAACTACAACGGAGATACGACATGACTAGTGATGAAATGAACTTCACCACCACCGACGGTCAGTTCAACGCGCGTATCCGCCGGCTGCAGACCATGACGATCTCCTTTAACGAAACCGCACAGCGCTTCGTCGTTCGCAACGACAGCGACGACCGGTTGTGCGGCTCGGGCTTCGTCAGCGTCGACGAGGCAGTGAAGTCGTGCAAAAACGAAGACGAACGGCGCTATCGCATCTGGTGATCGCCTGATTCCCCGAGACCCCGCGATCGTGGTATCACGGGGCGACGATGGCATCAGGAGAGAATAAGATGACCGACGATCTGCTATCCCGCGCTGAAATGCTGACCTTGGTGACGGGCTGCACCACACGTGAGCAAATCTCCGCCGCTGCCGCTGCTGCGGGTTTAACCGTCGGCGCTAAAAAGGTTCGCCTCATATACGAGACAGCGAACGAGATGTGGCGCAACGGCGAGCCGATCCGTCACTTCCGCACGCTCGGCGGCCACGTCACCTTCATCGATACCCCCAAGCCGATTAGCAAGCGCAAGGCTCGCCGCCTTCGTGGACGCGCGGCATGAGCGCCGACCGCTTCTTCCGCCCGACCACCGCCTACACGGCGAGCGACGCCGACCCGCACGCGCTCCAGCGCGCTTGGGACGCCGAGGAAGCCGAATGGCTCGACGAGGCGCCACCGGTCGCGCCGCGAGTTCGCTTCGCCACCTGGAGCGTCTGCGCGGTCGTCGGCACGATGTTCTGGACAGCGGTGGTGATGTTCTTTATCGGCTAAGGTCTAGCTCGTCACTTCAGCAGCACCTCACCCCGTCACCGCGAAAGCGATGGCGGGGTTTCTTTTTGCTCTAGCCACGCCGGCGGGTAATAGAACGGCACCGCGTCGTCCGCTATCTCGCCGACAGGTGGCTGCGGCAGCAATCCGACCTGCCGCCGGATCCACTGATATTCGCGGTTCGCTTCCGGCGTCACCGCTTGGACGTGATGCACGCACAGTGTTTCGGGGCCGTGCGGGCAGCAATGATCGACTTGCATATCGTTGATTTCCTGCCCGTGAATATGTTTTGCCGCCCACCGGTGCGCGTACCAGCGCCGCCTCTCGAACCAGAACGCACCATAGCGCTGCGAATGCCCACGACCGGCGGTCGTGCCGCCGATCCACATCACACAACCCGTCAGCGGATCGAAGGCGCAATATTTCAAGAACCGTGCCAGCGCGACATCCGTCATGGTGCTTCGAACCAATGGCGTACCCGAGCCGACCCGACCTGGCGCGACACGAACCGCAACTTGCGCATCGCGATACCGACCTGCGTCGACACCGACCGGTCAGGCTTGCCGCTTGCCGCGCCAATCGCAACCGCGATGTCGTGGTTCGTCAATCCCTCACCCGTCAGCCGGTCCATCTTCGCTCGCGGCTTCTCGCCGCTGATCGATGGCGTCTCCAGCCAGCGCATGATGAGCGGGACATAGCTGTCATCGGCCTTGAACGCGTCCTGTTCCGTCGGCGCCAGTCGCTCGGCGTCCTGCCATGCGATGCCGTCAAGCATGAACGCGATAGCACCTTCCGCCCATAGCTGCTCCCGGTCGCGCACGATCGCGTCGACATCGATCGGACCCGCCACGCCTACCGTCGTCGGCAGCCACCGACGCTCGCCGGTGGGATCGTCTAGAAAGTCATCGCGGTTCGTGGTGCCGAAGAACACCGACCGGCGCAGGTACGTCGACGCGAACTCCACATATTTTGGCGTCCACTTGTCGCCCGATTTCGTGATCCACGCCTTGATGCTCTCGGCGTCGCGCGACTTCAGCCCGCGCAGTTCCTCGAGCTCGTTGACGAGCGTCCCTCGCATCAGTCGCGCGGTGTCGTCGTCACGTACCGACATGTCGATCGTTGCGTAGAAGTCGGGCGACGGCACTAGCGCGCGGATCGCCGACGTTTTGCGCAGCCCTTGTTCGCCGAACAGGATCGGCACCATGTCGGCCTGAATACCCGGCTCCAGCACGCGACCGGCGAGCGCGGTCCAGATATAGCGCGATACCGCCGACGCGTAGCCGAAGCCGTCGTCGCGGACGCCCATATAGGCGGCAAGAAACCGTTCGACGCGCGGCACGCCGTCCCACGCCAGCCGCTGTAGCCATTCCCGTGCGCTGTCGAACTGGCAATCGTCGGCAGCCTTGCGCACCCACCGGCGAAGAGTCTCGTGCCCTACCGAATCAACGCCACGACGATGCAGCGCGATCTCCAGGTTCACATAGTCGACGTCGCGGAACTCCCGCCACTGCGGCGGATCCTGGCGCGCCGGCGCCCACATGATCGCACCGCGGAACACGTCATAGCCGAGCCGAACGCCGGTGAAGTCAGGCAGCCGCAGCAGCTTGTTCAGGTTGTCCGCGTTGGCTTCGATTTTGCCGTTCTTGTCGCGGTCGAGTCGCGGCAGGTCGCCGATCTCTTCGGTCAGCATCAGCACGTCATGCGATACCGTGTCGGCCGGCAGCACGACTTCCGCCGCCCGCAACGGCAACGCCGCGAACCCCGCACCGATATACCCCGTCGCGACCTGGTAGTCGTGGTCGTCACGGCCCATGCAATGCGCGTGGAGGCACTTGACGTGGCCGCGCTCATACCCGCCAGTGCCGGCAAGGAAGTACGCCGTCGACGTTTCGCCGCTGTCCGATGTGTGTTCGCTTTCGAACGGGCAGCGGATGTAGAGCTCGCCGTCACGACCGGTGTCGTAGACGTCCCAATGCTCGGCGAGCCATAGCCCGAAACTGTCGGTCGTCGGCCCGATGTCGAGATCCGCAGCCGCGGTACGCCGCTGACGCGCTATCGTGGGTTCGGCTGTCGCGAACAGCGCGACGAGCGTCGACCATACCGCTTCGAGTTCGTCATCGGTCAGCGTCGGGATCGCGGCCGGCAACCCGTTATCGCAGTCCCACGCATAAGGGACGCCGCTATCGTGATGGCCGCTGGCGACGAACTGCTGACCGTCCCCTAAGAACTCGATGATGCCGCCCTCGACCGGGATGACGCGCTTCGGCATCTCGCCAGCGTAGCGAAAGGCGAATAGCCGCTTGCCGCTATTGCCGCGGTAGCGCTTCGGCAACGCGATGCCGCCGAGCGTGCCGACGATCACCGCCTCGACCGCGTCCGCGGCAGCCGGATCGGGAATATCGACATCGATCGCCCGCACGGTGCGGCATTGCAGCGACAACGCGTAATCGGGTTCGCGCGCCCACCGCTCCACGGCATCGCGCGTAGTGACACGCTCCGTCCACTTGCCGAGCCCCACGACTTCGCGGTGCCCGTCATAGACGCTCGGCGTCTTGCCGACCGCTTTCATGGTCGAGCGCTGCGCGATGACGGCGTTCGGGTTGGCGACGATAGGCAGCAGGTCGGCGGTAAGGTTTAGGGTATCGGCAAAGTGTTTCCACGCAGCCTCGGTGGCGCCGTAGCGCATAGCGTTCTCCAGGTACGCGAGGAATCAGGCGCGATCGGCTTCCATCGCCGCCGCGATATCGGGCTTCACGAGTTCCCGAAGCGGGACACCGTAGAGAACCTTGCATTCGCGGGCGCGCTCAAGCGGGAGCCACCCCTGCCCGATCCACTTGTGTACCGCCTGCGTGGAAACGCGCAAGCGCGCGGCGAGCTCGGGCCTGGCCGCGATCGGTGGGGTGCGGCCTTCGCCGTCGGACGCCGCCGCCTTCAGGACTTTCTCGATACCGGTCATTTCGATTCCTTGTTCTTGTGCGGGACTACCCCGCGTTCGAAGCCGAGTGCATGTGCGAGATCGAACGGCACGCCTGGTCGTTTGCCCGCCATGAACTCAATAGCGGCCGGCCGGTTGACGTTGTGGACTTCGCACCAGCGCTTCATGCTCGGGCGATACGGTTGCGCTTTCGCGTAAGCGCGAAATTGCTCGACGTTCATTAGTCATCTCCCTTCGGCATATTGGGGGTGGAGATTAGATGGTTGCGGACAGCAAGACCGAGGGGGGTTAGGCGGTACTCGGTAACGCCGTGCCTCTTCTGGAGGAGGAATAGCACCCGGCAGCCGAGTGGCTTCAACCCGAGCCACAGACGACGGGCGCGGTTGTAGCTAACCGGACGTTTCCATTCTTCGGCGTGGTGCGCGATCTCTTCGCGTGCCGCCTTCGTCAGCTTGCCCGCGATGCTCGCGATCTCCGCTACGTCCTTCTCTGTATGAGAGGTCATCGCGCCAAACTCCTAGCCAGCCCGTCGATCAGCAGCGCGCCACTGACACCGACGATCATCATGGTTGCGAGCGCAACTGCTGCCCGCCGCCACATGCGGTTCTCGCGGGTCATTGCGCGCCTCCATCGGTAGGGAGGCTTTGTGCGAGGGCGGCGCGGGCGACGTGACGAGCGCGGCTCTGGTCCTTCCACCCGTTGCCTGCGATCTGTTGCAGCGCGTCGGCGTAGGCTAGTGCCCGATCACGCCATCGCTCGACCTCTCCGCCTCCCTGCGCCTGATCGGTCGGGGCTGTGTCGGACCAAATGTCTTTGACGACGGGGAACCGGAGCCATCCCTCCCGCGGCTGGCTGGCGGCTTCGTCGGCGAGGGCGAGCATGGCAGCGATGGCCTCGCGCGGCTTGATGACGCCCCAGTTGTCATCGTTGCTCTCTCGGATCAAATTGCCCCAGTGCTTGGACGCCACGCTCTGCGCCAGCAACTCACGCGCCCGCTTCTCTCGGTCGATCATTGTGTGCCTCCGATTGCGGCAGCGGCTTGAGCCGCGCGCCTTTTCTCGTCGCGGGTTGCGTTGCTGCGCCTGTTGCGTTCGACGATGCAGGCGGCGCAACGCCGCCACCCGTGCTTGTCGATCTTCAGGTTATCCCCGGCCAACTCGTGCCCAGCGTCGCAATGCGTTTTGCGAGCGTTATGAGCAGTCGGGCCGACACCCCGCAGAGTGTTCTCCCTAGGTGTGACGGGTTCCAAATGACGCGGGTTTACGCAACCCCGATTGCGGCAAAGATGGTCAAGCTGCTTGCCCTCAGGAACGGGCCCACGCGTCGTCTCCCAACCGTGTTTTTGCACGGGATAGAAAACACCATAGCCTTGGCCCCCTTGGGTCCCTTCCCATTGCCAGCAGCTATTAGCGGTGCCCTTCCGAACTCTTGACCAAAACAGGGCAACTTTAGCCGGTGCGAAATCAGCCCGCGCTTCACGGCTTGCGGCATTGGCTGGATTGGTCATGGTATCCTCGGCATGTCGCGCAAGTTGCGCTGGATCTCGGCGAGGGCGGTATCGAACTCGCGCTCCCACAAGCGGTTGCCCTCAAGATCGTCGGCCAGCTTTTCAGCGCCAGCCGCGACCGCACGGAGCGCGAGGACTGCGCGGCGTTTGTCGCTCACGTCCGGCCCTCCCGCTTGGCGGCATCGGGCGCGGTGGTGGCGAGGGCTGCGATCTTCACGATGATGCGATCAGCAATCTGTCGGCTGTGATCGAAGCTAACGACGCGCCCAAGAACCGCTAGACAAGCATCCCGAACCTCGTCGGCGATGTGCCCGTCGAGATCGACGATCCGCTCCCCCGCTACGGACGTAGGATCGGCGGATGCCCGCGCCTCCGCAACGGCAGCGTCATAGCCCGCGTACCATCCGCGCCGCTCTGCTTCACCGCCGGGAAACTCCGGGTCGCCCCGAGCCATGACTTCGCGGAGGGTCATGACTTCACCTCGGACGCTTTGGTGGCAGCGCGGTCCAGCCGTTCGATCTCGGCGAGAATCAGCGCACCGGCCTTAACAAGGTCCCGCCGCCTGTTGGTCGGCTTCCACCAACGGCGGTTCCAAGGCCAATACCAAGGAACAGCCGTAGGGTAGAGTATAGCGGCTGCGTACGCCGCCGCTGCAAGCGCCAACTCGCCATGCACGTGGGTATCGTCGTGACTAGCACCGAACTCTTCGTCTTGGCTCATCTGCCGTTCGCGCTCGGCTAACACGTCATGCGTCGCCAAGGTCTGCGCGGAGGGCGGTCGACGGTTCGCTCGCTCTGCTAGCTGCGTCATCCGCTCCCGATAAATGTCCGAGATGCTCTGGATCTCAGCGATCATGTCGGCGTTAAGCAAGGTCATTGTACGGACCTCCCACCGTGCATGCCGGGATGCCGTTGTCGTGATCGTAGTTTGGCGCTGTGCGGGCGACCTCTTCCGGCACATGCAGGATCGTCTCGCCCATGATCCGCGACCCGTCGTTCGCCTCCTGCACTAGCCGATGCCCGCTCGCCGTCGTGCGACCCGGGCTATCGGCAGCACTGTTCTCGCCCCATTGAGCGCCATCCTTGCGGCCGGGGTGCATCGCTTCGATCATCGCGAAGTTGGCGGCGTCGGCAAGGAAGTGCTTGTTGCCGGTCTGCCGGTACTTCGACATGCGAGCGCGCACATCGGACGCAGCGTCGAACTTGAGCGGGTAGGCATCTGCGACCCGGCCATGCTTGTGGAAGCTGACCATCATGTTGCTCATCATCTGAACGACAAACTCAGGATCAAACTCGGTGATTGGCACCCCCGCGCTCTCGACATAGCTGCGCATCGCCGCGACTGCGGTTTCTTTAGGTGTCATGATTGGTGCTCCTGATTAAGCGCCTTGATGGCAAGGGCTGCGAGCACATCCTTCGCGATGCCCCGCATGCCGTGGGTTGTGCTGTACTGCGTCCCGCCGCTGTAGTTCGCGATACGCGTCAGGCCGTCTCGCATGATCTCGGCCGCGTCGTCCGGCGTCGCGTCGGGCGCGTTGGCGACGAGGGCCGCGGCACGGTAGCAATCCGCATACGTGATCTTCGCTCCACCCCCCCAACTGCAATGCACCGTGTCAGGGGGATCGTGAGGAAAGTTCGCCAGACCTTTCACTACGGCCGCGGAATAAGCCGCAAAGGGGGCAAGCGCGGCTCGATACCGCCCGACCGCACCGTCAGGCCGCAGCCGCTCCCCCTCTACGGACGTAGGATCGGCGGGCTTGGGGGTGGCGGGCAGCGGCGAGTGCTTAGGTTTCGCCGCCTGCTTTGCGCGGATCACCTCGACCTTCGTCCAGATGCGCGCCAATTCGCGCTCGGCCGCGTCGTGCATGTCCAGCCCGTTCGCGAGGCATAGTGCGGCGAGCGTGACCATGACGCCGCCCACCTCCTGATCCGGCTCACCAATGTCCCGCCCGTAAACGTAATCGACAAGCTGATGAGCCTCGCTCGCCGTGCAGCCACACGACTGCACAAGCTCTAGCGCTTCCTCAAGGAACCGATAATTGCGTTCCTCGCGATCGCCCGCAATCATCTCGCCGAAGCACGCTATCAGCCATGGCTGCACTCGCGCTTGAAACGTCGCCTCCCCCATCGACTGTTCGGCTATCTCGGGAGAAGGGGTCGGGGTGTAGGCGATGACGTCGTAAGGCGTTGTCGCGCCCTGTACGATAGGCTCGCCGTCTACTCCCACGCCCCACGGATGCTGCCACGATGCAATATCCAAGCCGGGCAAGATTTTGCCGTTGCGGAACATCACCATTCCGCCATCCCAATCCGCAGGTGCAGCATCGCCACCACTCCACAGCTTCATACCGGCGGGTATCTCTACCCCGCCTCCTCTGATCTGGTCGGTCATAGATCGTCCCGCAGCTTGGCGAGGCGCGCGGTTTCGGCCTTCTGCTCGGCGATGTTCCAAGCGAGAAATTTTTGCCGCCACCACTGTTTCAGAAATCGCATAGCGTGTCTCCAGATGCCATAAACTACCCGGTTGATCGCATATCCGATTGCGCGATGCAACCCCTTGACAGCATAAATCGGATGGTTGATATCGGTCGGCGTTCAACCTGGAGAACGAACAATGAAACCGACCTATCGCACCGCGCTGCGCGCCAAGGGGATCCGCCCGCTCCCGCCATCGTGGAAGGCGTCGACGGTGAAGAAACCCGGCGACAAGGTGCTGACGCGCAACGACCGTCCCGCGGTGACGGCTTGACGTTTCCGCGATGCCGCGTCATGAAGCGTCTGTCCCTTAGGACTGTCGCTCTCCAGGCGCATGAAGGCATCCCGGCACTTGCCCTGTCGGGGTGCCTTTTTTCACGGTTGACACAAACCGATCGGTTGATTTATCCCGGTCTGACTGGAGAACGAATATGGCAAATCAACATTTGCGCAACGAGCTTACCGCGATCGAAGATCGCGCACGGCAGATGCGTAATGAAACAGCTAACGATGGCGGCGTCATTATTCTTGCGGGTCTGATCGCAGCGCTTACGCAATTGGTTCGCGAAGAGCTGGTGAAGTGACCCCCGAATTCGAAGCCGGTGATTGGATCGTCTACACTCGCAAGGAACGGGGCTTTGCCGACGCGCTCGGCGGGCCGTGGTCCTACGGCAAGCTGACGCGTAAAGGCGTTGACGGGTGGACCGTCTGGATACCGAACGGCACCACGCCCTTCATTATGACCCGTGAGATCGTCCGCGTCACGCTATCGCAAGGCGAAGCACTCGACCTTGTCGACAAGCTAACCACGGCGCAACGCCTCTATCAAGTCGAGCGCGCCGCGCTCAAACCGAAGTTCCAGGCGCAGATCGACGCGCTGCTGAACACCAAACGCTAGGAGAAACGACCATGACTATCGAAATCAAATTCTACGCCGAGACGCTTGTTGATTTGGCGGGTCAGCTTGACGCATTTCGGAACAGCTTCACGGCCGACAACGCGCCAGCGGGAAACGCCGAGACAAAGCCGGCAACGCGTGGACGCAAGTCGAAGGACGCTGGCGAACCGGCAGCTTCGCAGGCTTCCGAACCGTCTTCGCCGAGCGTCGCGATTGAGCCGACCAAGGAAGTCCAGGATGCGGTGATCGACACCGGCGGTCCGGTGGGAAACGCTGGCGCTGTGACCACTGTCACGGAAGCGGCTGGCACGACTGCACCGGAGAGTGCTGCCCTTACTGAACCGACGATCGACCGCGATACCGTGATGACCGCAGCCGTGAAGCTGTCACAGATCGACGGCGGGAAGAAGCTGCAGGCAGCGCTCGCCGAGATGGGCGCCGCTAAGTTCAGCGACATCCCCGCCGAGAAGTACGCGACGTTCCTCGACGTGATCGAGAAGCACAGCGCACCCGTCGACGCGCTATCGTGATGCGAGGTGCGGCGCCTTCGGGCGCCGCGCTTTCGATGAAGGGCGGGGCGTCGGTCGGCGTATGGCTGTCCGCCCTTCTTCGAAAGCTACTGGAGAACGAATATGGATAACGAAGCGCAGGTTACGACGCGAGTGACACGTACCGTTACGGTCGATATGACTGAACAATATATCAATGATTTGTTGATTCGCGCATGCGGCTTTACCAGCAGCGCTAGAGTGGATTGGGACGCAAGCGGATACGGCGTTCGCGGCGCAACGGTTACTCATTCGACCGTGAAAGACGAAGCATGACCGAAGTCACCGAAAAGACGCACGCTGTTCTCTCGCCATCGGGTTACTCAAGATGGAGCGCCTGCCCCGGCAGCGTCGAACTCGAAAAGCCGTTCCCGAACTCGGGCAGCAAGTATGCGCGATATGGAACTGCGGCCCACGAGCTCGCTGATATCTGTCTAACCAAGCAGGAAGACGCCGAGATCCACGTCGGCCGCACGTTCGTCGTTGAGGGTCACGAGATCGAAGTCGACATGGCGATGGCGGATCTCGTCAACGAATATGTCAGCTACGTCGGCACGTTCCTCGACCGCTCCGCGGGCGACATCATCCTGCCCGAGCAGCAAGTTCCGCTGACGCACATGACCGGCGAGAAGGATGCAACCGGCACGTCGGACGTTGTTGGCTTTCGCAAGCGCCCCGACGGCAAGTGGACGATGGTCATCGTTGATATGAAGACGGGCGCCGGGGTGCCAGTGTTCGCGAAGGGCAACGGTCAGTTGCGGATGTACGCCGGCGGGGCGCTGGAGAAGTTCGGGCTGCTCTACGATGTCGCCGACGTGCAGATGGTCATCGTGCAGCCGCCGCTCCACATCGTCGACGACGAGACGCTGACCGTCGACGAGCTTCGCGCCTTCATGGACGAGGTCGCGATCGCCGCCGGTCGCACGCAAACCGGCAACGCGGAACTCGTACCGGGCGAAAAGCAATGCCGGTTCTGCCGTGCCAAGTCGACGTGCCCCGCGTTGCGCGATGAGGTGATGGCGACGGTGACGGTGTCGACGGCATCGTCGTTCCGCTCGCTTGACGATGCACCCGACGCGATGCCGAAGCTGCTCGCCGCCGAGATCAAGACGGCGGACGATGCCGCGCTGCTCGCCGCGCAGATGCGCAGCCTGAAGCTCGTCGAGGAATGGTGCAAGGCGGTGCGCGCCGAGGTGGAACGGCGCACCTTCGCTGGCGAGATGCCGGGGTACAAGATCGTTCAGGGCAAGGCGGGTAATAGGCAATGGGGTGACGAGGAAGCGGCGCTAGCGGCGCTGAAGAAAGTGCCGACGCTGAAGATCGACGACGTGGCACCGCGCAAACTGGCATCGCCGACCGTCGCCGAGAAACTGCTGAAGGCAGACCCGAAGCGGTGGTCGAAGATCGCGCCGCTGATTACGCAGGAACCAGGCAAGCCGAGCGTCGCGCCAGAGAGTGACCCGCGTCCCGCTTACGAGGTGGTGTCATCCGCCTACACCTTTGCAGCGATAGCACGCTGCGAAAACCCCTTGACGGAATCAACCGCCAAGGTCACACCCGACGTGCAGGCGTTACTCTCGTAACGGCTGTCTTCTGGAAACGAGCATACAAGGATATTGAATATGAAGGTCATGTTGATTGATTCGCCGTCGGACCCCGTCCGCATCGCTTTCGCACAGAACCTGTACGAGAAGCGCCCTGGCATGAAGAACGACGACGGCACCACGGGCAAAGCCAAGTATGAAATGAACGCCATCCTGAAGCCGGGTGGCGAGAACGCGAAGCGCGTCGAAGACGCGATCGCCAAGGTGATGACCGAGAAGTACGGCACCAAGCTCGTCGACGTCGTCGACAAGGACGGCGAGAAGACAGGCGAGCAGCTTCCCGCATGGCTGGCGCTATGGAAGCATGACTTCGCCGACGATCAGAAGGGGCTGCGCAAGGGTAATCTGAAGCGCAGCGCGTCGGGTGAAATCTACGACGGCTTCGAAGGCAATCTCTACGTCTACCCGAAGAACGAGAACCGCCCTGGCGTATTCAATCGCGCCGCGGTGCCGGTCGTCGGCGGCGACGATGGTGCTCCGTATTCGGGCTGCTACGGCAATGTCGAGATTGACATCTGGGCGCTGAACAAGCCGAAGGTGACGAAGCGTATTGTCATTGATTTGCTCGGCGTGCAGTTCTCGCGTGACGGTGACAGCTTCGGTGCCGGCTCGGCGCCGTCGAAGGCGAGCAGCTTCGCCAACCTGTCAGCGGCAGACGAACCGGCGAACGCTGGCGGGCTGCTCGGCTGATTGGTGCGGCGCCTTCGGGCGCCGCGCTTTCGATGAAGGGCGGCGGTCGTAACCCGGCTGGCTCCACGCGCAGGTGTCTAAGCATGAGCCGTAAGGCAATACGGTGCCACCTCTCTCCCAAGGCGTTCTGGAGATCACCGTGATATTGATGGCCGACAGCGAATCGTTCTCTTCGGTTCCGATCAAGGACGGCGTTCATGCCTACAGCGACGCGCCTGATTTTGAAGTTACAGTTATCACCTACGCCGAATACCACGGCAGTAACGACATTGATGTCAAGACGATAGACCGGACGGCGGGCGATAGCGTCGACACGTTTCGCGATGCGGTGGACCGCGCTGACAAGGTGGTGTTTCACAATTCGGGGTTCGACCGGATCGTGCTGGCGAAAAGCTGCGGCATTGTCATTCCCGCGTCGAAGATACATGACACCATGATCCAAGCGCTGGCGCACGGCCTACCCGGCAGTCTCGCGAAGCTCGGCGAGATATTTGGGATCCCCGAAGACAAGGCGAAGGACAAGGAAGGGCATGGCGACATGCTCTATTTTTGTAAGCCGTTGCCGAAGAACTCCGTCCTCCGTCGCGCCACCCGCGATACGCATCCTGATCGGTGGGAACGGTTCCTGCATTATGCACGTCGGGACATTTTCGCCATGCTGTTCCTGTTCGTCAATATGCCGCGTTGGAATTATCCCGGCAACCCGCAAGCCAACCGCTATCGCGGCGAGTACGACAACTGGCTGCTCGACCAGGCGATCAACGATCGCGGAATCATGGTCGATCAGGATCTCGCCCGCGCCGCAATCGACGCCGTCAACATCGCGCAGAAGGCGAACGACGAACGCACCGCCGACATGACCGACGGCGATGTCGACCGCACCAATCAGCGCGACAAGCTGCTGCAGCATCTGCTCGGCGAATACGGCGTCACGCTGCCTGACATGCAGAAGTCGACGCTCGAGCGACGGCTGAACGATCCCGATCTGCCCGACGCCGTGCGCGAACTGATTGCGCTGCGGCTGGAAGGCGCCACGACATCGAACAGCAAGTACAACACGCTGCTGAAATCGGTCAGCGCCGATGGGCGGTTGCGCGGCACGCTGCAGTTCTGCGGTGCTGCACGCACTGGCCGCGATGCGGGGCGCCTGTTTCAGCCACAGAACCTGCCGCGTCCCGATATGGCGGCATCGGATATCGCGCTCGGCATCGACGCGCTGAAGGCAGGCACGGCACACCTGCTGTTCGATAGCCCGATCAAGCTGGCGTCGAACGCGATCCGCGGTGCGATCGTCGCGGCGCCGGGTAAGAAGCTGGTGCAGGGCGACTTCGCGCAGATCGAAGCGCGCGTCCTACCCTGGCTGGCGGGTGAGACGTGGAAGCTCGACGCGTTCCGTGCCTACGATGCCGGCGACGGCCCCGATCTCTACAAGGTATCGGCGGCGCGCGTCCTCGGGAAGGACGCTGGCGGCATCACCAAGCCAGAGCGGCAGCGCTATGGCAAGGTGCCCGAGCTCGCGTGCGGCTATGGCGGCGCGAAGGGCGCGTTCAAGTCGATGGCGCGGCTGCTTGGCGGCGATGATATCAGCGACGCGGAATCGCAAGAGATCGTCAACGGCTGGCGGAAGGCGAACGTCGCTATCGCCGACTGGGATGACGGATTGTGGGCGAAGCTGAACCGCGCTGCGTTCGACGCGCTGCGGCAGCCCGACCAGGTGTTCGACGTCAACGGCAAGGTGTCATTCGAAAAGTGGCGTTCGTGGCTGCGCTTCACGCTGCCGAGCGGCCGCGCGCTGTGCTACGCGGATCCGCAGATCATCGAAGACCCGCGAATGCCGGGAAAGATGACGCTCTCCTACATGGGGCTGAACTCGTACACGCGGAAATGGGAGCGGCTGACGACCTACGGCGGCAAGCTGTCGGCGGATGGCACGCAGGCAACGGCGCGCGACATTCTGTGGCACGCAGCGCATAACGTGGAAGCGGCGGGCTTTCCTATCGTAAGCCGGGTGCATGACGAATTGATAACGGAACCGGTTGACAGTGCAAACCAATCGGTTGATAAGATGATTGCAGCGATGGTGATCCGCCCACCGTGGGTTGACGAGCAGCTACCGCTCGCCGCCGACGGGTTCGAAGATTACCGGTATCGCAAAGACGGCTGACCTGGAGATTGATATGGACGACGCCTGGAAAGAATACGAGGCCGACTTCAATGCGATGTCGGATGAAGAGATCGAGAATGAACGCCAGTCCGCGCAGAACCTTGTAGATGAACAAGAAAGCTGGCTTGAAGCTGTCGCTTCCTGGATAGCCGCGGGTAAACCCCGGTCGTGAGCGACCTCGGCTATTGCCCCGAATGCGGGG